GTTTCCCAGTCACGATCGCCTTGCAGAACTGAAAGGTACAAAGGATGCCCTGCTTTTGGGATCCCTCCACCGTTTTCTATCTTGACAATGATCGCTCTCTGAGCATCTGTGGCAGCTACTATATCCCCCAGGTTCTCATACGTTTCGTGGATGTCAGTATATCCAACCTTCCACTTCCTCATTCGTTTAAGCTCAGGAAATCTCTTAAACTTCTGGATAAGGGCAACTATCACGGCACCTATAGTAGTAACCAGTGCCACAATAACTGTAGATTCATTCCAGACGCTAGTAGATAAGATCGGTTGTGGCACCCACATAAACATACTCCTACTAGTAGATATCCTTATAGGGGTTTGTAATTGTTTTATTAGCTCTCAGTGCTTTGAGCTTTCCATTTACCTACAGGGCAAGCTGCTTTAGGGAGTTTAGTCTTAGCTTTCATCATACAACCACAGACGGTACATCGGTCGTTTTTGAGATGAGGGCATGAGGCGCAAATCGCAAACCTCTTATCTCCAAGATCACGGTTAATCTTGAACCCGGATCTGGCCCACGCCCACATCGTACGTATGAAAGATTCTACCTTTAAGGTGAACGATTTTTGATATACATCCTTTAGCTCAGTACCAAGCTCTAAGGTACGCTGCCTCCAAGCTTCGATAGCTTTCTGCTGATTCTCTACAATCTTATTAGTAGGAGGGGGTGCCTCTTTTAGTTTCGTGTTCTCAGTTACAACCTTGTCATACTGAGCGGCGAGCTTGAGATACCTTTCTTCCCAAGTGTCCATTAGCGAATCTCGACAGGTAGTTTGGTATTGGCAATAAACGCTTCTCGGTTCTTGTGCCAGGAGTCTCGACCTTGAAGCTCTCCCATAGAGTGATGCATCATGAAGATGGGCGCTACGTAGTTAACGAGTCCTTTTTGGTGAGCTTGCATGGTGTAGTGAATATCGTAAAAGTCCCACAACCCAGGGAAGTAATCAGGCTTCGTCAGATTAAGCTTACGTAGTGTACTTACCTTTGCAGAAAGGAAGAGACCATCTAAAACCACCACAGGCCCCGGATTGCCATAGTATGTAGTCTGGGCGTGCTCAAGGGAATCTCCATGTAGCACCATACCACGGTGGTAGCCACGTTGCCATTCGTTTTGATCCCACCAAACTGCTGTACTGTTAAGCCTACGAGTACCTGCAACTCCCACAAAACCGCACTTTGGTTTGTTGAGGAACCGCATCAAAGTGCCTACAAACATGATAGGATCCATGATGATTTCGATGTCATCATGGCAGAAGATTACAATGTCATCGTCTTTTAACCTATTATCAGATAGGGCGTTATCATAAGCCTCGAAGATGCTAGATTCACCAATAAGCAGGTTCACATCAACCTTACACCTATCTAAATAGGCAAGCAGCCCTTTGGTGTGGCGCTCTAGGTCTTTCTCCCGTGTGCAGATAAAGGCGTGTATTTTCATGAATAAAGAGGATATCAAGAAACTTAAGGACGAGTGGGATAAGTGTGCGTCTGATCCTACTTACTTTATCAGTCGCTACATTAAGGTAGTTCACCCTGTTCGGGGTATCGTCCCATTCAAATTATACCCCTTCCAGAAGCATATTGTAGGGTGTATCCAGGATAACCGCTTCAATATCCTAAGAAAGTTCCGTCAGGCGGGGTGTACTACTGTATCTGCTGCCTACGCACTTTGGATGTGTACCTTCCAAGAGCACAAGACCGTCGTATTCTTATCCGTAGGTGATACTGAGTCTACTGAAATCCTAGACCGTGTGCGTGTTATGCATGAGGAGCTTCCGGAGTTCCTTAGGGAGAAAGCGGAAGGCAACATGCACAACATGAAGTTCGCCAACGGATCTGTAATTAAGTCTCGTCCGTCTGGTAAGCAATCCGGTCGTTCTCTTTCTGGCTCCCTCTTGTTCATCGATGAGGCTGCCTTTATTGAAAACATTGATACCATTTGGGCTGCTGTCTATCCCATCATTTCTACGGGTGGTAGAGCGTTCGTATTGTCTACAGTTAACGGTGTAGGTAATTGGTATCACGAGATGTGGCTAAAGGCTCTAAACGGTGAGAGCGACTTCCACCCCATCGACATCGCCAAGGAAGATCACCCAGAGTACTACCGTAACCCAGACTATGAATGGTTGTATACAGAGATGGAGAAGAAAGGAATCTTCATCGATGATTGGGAACGCTCGACTCGCGCTAACATGCCTCACAAGAAGTGGCTTCAAGAGTATTGTTGCGAGTTCCTAGGTACTGGTGATACGTACATTGAAGGCTCTATCCTCTCAAATCTAGACCAACGTACTGTAAAACCAAAGTACAGAACCTATAATAATCGGATGTACGTTTGGGAAGATCCTATTCCTGGGGCAGAGTATATCATTGCGACGGACCCCTCACTAGGACGTGAGCGCGATAACGCTGCCTTTGTTATTCTTAATGCATACACTGGTAACTTGGCTGCTGAGTTCTACAGCAACACCACCCCGTTGAATGAGCTAGCGGAGATCCTAAATGTACAAGGAATGCGCTATAACACGGCTGTAATCTGCCCTGAGCGCAATAATATCGGTCATGTCCTTATTGATCATCTGTTTGAAAGATTAGAATATGAGAACATGTGGTTCGATGATAAGAACCAAATTGGAGAGCAGGTAACACAGAAAAGTAGGGATACAATCCTTGCTGAAATGGAAGAAGCCCTCCGGATGGAGAAAGTAAAAATAAACTCCAAGCGTCTAGTCAGTGAGCTAAATACCTTTATCGTACGGGACTCTGGTAAGGCAGAGGCAGACAAGAACCAACACGACGATCTTGTCATGAGTTTAGCCTTAGCCGTGTACCTACGTAACAAACGGTATGGAAACAACCCCATTGATTTTGCTAGTACACAGCAAGAATGGCGAGAAGATGAGAAGGAAAAGATCAAAAAACAGACCATCTATCGCCCGATCACGGATGTCAATGGGAACACTGTAGACGTTGAGGATGTATCATGGCTTCTGAACAATTAAATAACATTAACGAAGATGCGGGTCCTGGAAATACGTCCTGGTCTAGACAAGGTGGGGCGGATAGCCAATGGCTCCAACCTACAGGTAGACTAGGTAGATGGTTCGCTAAGTTCTTCGCCACGAAAGCTCAGCCTGAGGTAGCTCAGCATGATACAATCCTAGGCGATACGGTCATTAACCCTGACCGGGCTGTCGTACCCGCTCGTCTATCGATGACAAGGGGAGAGCTTCCTTTCCTTCCCGAGCTAGAACTTAACCGTAAACGTCGGTACAAAGAATATGAGCGAATGGACGAGTACCCTGAGGTTACTGCGGCCTTCGACATCTATTCAGACGAGTGTACCCAGAAAGACACTAAAGGGAGACGATGGCAGATCGTCTCTGATAGTATTAAGGTTGTGGAAGAGGTTGAGCGCCTCTTCAAGCGTATTAAACTGTCCAAGGTCTATTGGGATATTGTACGCAACACTGTCAAGTTCGGTGACTGTTTCACTGAGATTATCGTAGATGTTAACAAGCCTGAGAAGGGTATCCGTAAGATCAAGATCCTCAACCCGAACTACATCCTACGGATTGAGAACGCTTTTGGACATCTAGAGAAGTTCCTACAGGAGATTCCTGACCGTAACAGTTGGGATATCGAGGCTGAGAGCGGTGATAACAACCGTAAGTATATCAACCTTGATAGGAACCAGATCGTACACTTCCGCCTACACACCTCAGATCCGAAGTACTACCCGTACGGTAAGAGCATCGCTGCTGGGGCTGTCCGTATCTTCCGCTCCCTACAGCTTATGGAAGATGCGATGATCGTATACCGTATCTCACGCGCCCCTGAGCGCCGTATCTTCTATGTCGATGTAGGTCGCCTCCCTGCTCAAAAGGCTGAGCGATTCATCGAGAGCACTAAAGAGAAGTACAAGAAAGAGAAGTTCATGAATGGTAATAACATTGATGGACGTTACAACCCTCTTGCTCCTGACGAAGATTACTTCATTCCTACATATGAGAACGGTCGTGGAACCAAAATCGACACCCTCCCAGGTGCCCAAAACCTAGGAGAAGTGGATGATGTTAAGTACTTCCGCGATAAGCTCCTGGCTACCCTTAAGATCCCTAAGGATTACATTGCTGAGTTCGACAAGTCTCCTGAGCGTAAGGCCAACTTAGCTCAGTTAGATGTTAAGTTCGCCCGTACGATCATCCGTATTCAGGATGCTGTATGCGTAGGGTTCACGGCTATTGCCAAGCGTCATCTCAAGATGAAGGGCTACCCACAGTCGCTAATCAACGCTCTAGAGGTAAACCTTCCGGATCCGTCTGATATCTTCACGAAGCGTAAGATGGAGATCGATGAGCAGAAAGCCCGAGTCGTCCAGGCTGTAGTGGGTACGGGACTGTTCCCAACTGAGACCATCTACAAAGAGTACTACGAGATGACCGATGCTGAGATCGAGCAGGTTAAGGAAAAGCTTAAGAAGGAGCAGAAGGATATGCAGTCGATGGCTGCTGAGCAACAGCAAGGTCAGACCATGCTACAGAATGCCGCACCCGCGGATCGTGACTGGGAAACAGTCCCGTAC